GCGCCCACGGCTGACCGTTCAACCACCACCGGACGCCGTCGCCCAGCTCGACCAGGTCGCCGTCTCGTGATGCCAGGCCGCCGTGCGCCAGCTCTTCGGCACGCTCGCGCTCTGCGGCGGTCATCGGGGCACCGTGACGGCGTCGCGCTGCCGGGCGGCCGCCCAGCCGGCGAGGAACGCCGCGTGCTCGTGCTCGCGCACTTCCTTGCTCGCGTGCACGCCGCGCTGCGTGCGGAAGTTCTGCCAGGCGTAGGCGGCGCGGATCTCGTCTTCCGTCGGCACCTCGAACCGGATGCCGCCACGGTTCGCCTGGAAGAACGGCAGGCCGGTCAGGTTCTCGATGACGAGCGACAGGTCATGGTGCGCGTGCTCGTCGAGCCACGCCGACCATGCGTCCGCGTCGACCAGCTCGACGCCGTGCGCGTGGGAATGCAGGTCCGGGCCGCCGTCGTCGTCGGTGTTGCACCAGACGGTGAATCGCTTTGTCACGTCGTTTCCGTTCTGCCGTTAATTGCCGTTATGTCAGGATGGCGCGCCCACTCCCCGCACCAGCGCGAAGTACAGCAGCGCCACCAGGATGCGCGCGAGGTAGATGGTGGCCAGGATGCAGGCCCCGAACCAGATCACGTTCCAGAGCCACCAGAGCAGCACCGCGACCGGGCCGTTGCCCGCTGGCGAGAGCTTTCGTCGGCGCTTCACTGCGCCGCGACCCACACCAGCTCTTTCGCGTCAGTGGTCGCGACCCGCGTGAACCACACGAGTTCCGTGGCCGCCGTGCGGACGCCGTCGAACACGTCGGCGCCGTAGCCGGCCGTCACGGCGGCGATGAACGCGCACGAGGCCGCGACGAGCAGCCAGTTGCCGATCTTGCGGTGGTGGTCCATCGGGGTGCCTTCCCTGGGGTTCGTGTCGCGTGTCAGTGGTCCACGGTACGGTTCGCCCCCGACAGTGTGCAAGGGGGGTTGATTCGTGCCCGTAAGGTTTTGCGTCCCCCCTGGTGGATATGCGACCATACGTAGTCATGGGACACCGTGAACTAGTCACCGCCGCAGCCGAAGAGCTGGCGGCGCACACCGCGCAAACCAAGACGCTGTTGGACGCGCGCAACGAGGCCATCAAGGCAGCGAGCGGGGACGAGGTGCCCGACCGGGCTATCTCCCGTTGGACCGGTCTCTCACCGGCGCAGGTACGGCGCATCACCCACGAGACGAAGTAAGGCTGCGTCTCCCGCATGCCGACACGGGAGACGCAGCCTTGACCACCCGAACGCGACACGTGCAGGCGGAAACAAACCTACCGCCTGCCTCACACGAGAGGCGGACATGACCACCAACGAGCCCGTAGACCTGCCCGACCCGGACGAGCTGACCGACCCGGAAACCGTGCTCATCACCCGCGCCGACGGCATGATCTGGAACGCGCCCCTGGTGCGCGGTGACGACGGGCGCCAGTACGTGCGGCTCGTCGACGACGAGGGCAACGACGTCACCATCCCCTGGGACGAGCTGTCGCCCACGACTCCCCCGCGCGCCGACGAGGCGTGCACCGACGACGACGGCGACGACGTCGACGACGGAACCGTGGTCGAGACGCGCGTGACCCGCGAGCGCCGCGAGGTCGGCCCGTGGGTGCAATCGCGCGTAGGCGGCACCCTGGCGCGTGCTGGTGGCCACGTGGTGCGGTCCCCGTGGTACGCGCTGCGTGGCACCGGTGAGACCGTGCGACGGTGCTTCCGGTGGGTGGTCGCGGCAGACGACGCCGTGATGCGCTCCGCCGAGATCAAGGCCGCGCCGACGCTCAGTGCCCGGTCGGACATCCGGCGTGCGCACGCCGGCGCGAGCATCGGCCGGCTGATCGTTGCCAGTGCACCAATCATCGGCGCGTGGGCATGGATCGAGCTGGGGCAGTGGGGCCTCGTGCCCGCGATCGCCGTCGGCGCCACCTACGTCACCATGCACGCCGTCGGGCAGCGCATCCTCACGCGTCGCCCGGAGGCGCAGGCCGCAGCCCGGCACGTCACCGCGAAGGGCAAGCGGCCCCCGCTGTCGCGCCCGTTCGTCACCGAAGCGCTCGCGATCGCAGGGTTCGGCCCGGTCACGATGCCCACCGGTGGGACGCACGGTCCCGTCATCGTGTCCGCCACGCCCATCAAGGGCGGCGAGCGCATGGTCATTGACCTGCCCCCGGGTGTGCCCGTCTCGCGCCTCGTGAAGAAGCACGAGGAACTGGCCGGCGCGCTGGGGCGCCCCGCCGAGTGCGTCGTCATCGAGGCGCGCCCGGAGGTGTCCCCGCTGCGGTTCGAGCTGTTCATTGCGCACACGCTGCTGTCGGAGCGCAAGCCCCCCCGGTGGCCGTGGGCGAAGGTCGCGGCACGGTCGTTCTTCGAGCCGGTGCCCATGGGCGTCGACGCGCAGGGCAACATCGTCACCGCGCCGCTGCACGAGGTGCACGGCCTGATCGGTGGCGGCACCGGCATGGGCAAGAGCTACACCACGCGCCTCGAACTGATGGCCGCCGCGTGCGACCCCACCGTGATGCTGCTGATCCACAACCTGAAGGGCGGGGGTGACTACCGCGGGTTCGCGTCCGTGGCGCACACGCTGCGGTCCGGCACGAGCCGTGCAGACCTGGCGGCGCTCGCGGACGACCTGGCATGGCTTCAGGCGGAGATCGGGCGCCGTGGCCGCATCCTCGAATCGCTGCCGGCGTCCGTGACCCCTGAAGGGAAGCTGACACCCCAGGTGGCCCGCGACTACGACATGCCGCCCATCATGCTCGTCGTCGACGAGGCACAGCGCGCGTTCACCACGGCGGCCGGCGACACGATCGCGGAACGGCTCGACGACGTCGTGCGCACGGCGCGCGCCGTCGGGATCATCGTGCGCCTGGTCACGCAGGGCACGAAGGAAGGCGCGATCCCGTCGAGCATCCTCGACCAGCTCGGGCACCGCATCGGGCACGGCGTCACGAACATCAGCGACGCCAACCTGATCCTCGGGTCGGACGCGCACGGCCGCGGGTACCGCGCCGTCGACATCGAGACACCGGGTGTCGCGTACGTCGGCACCGCGGGCGGGCGCATGGTGCGCACCATGATGGCGAAGGTCGACCTTCCGGAGGTCGAGCGCATCGTCACGGAGGCCGCTGCCCTGCGGCGCGCGGCAGGCACGCTGACCGGGATGGCGGCCGGCGTCGTCGCGCCGGACGAGCACGACGGCGGCACCCGGTCGTTCCTAGGCGACGTGCTCGCGGTGTGGCCCGTCGTCGACGGGAAGCCTGCCGTGAACGCGTGGTCGGCCGCGCTCGCGCAGCAGCTCGTCGAGCGCCACCCCGACGAGTACCCCGCCACCGACGTCGACACGGCCTATGTCTCGCGGCGCCTGACCGACGCCGGCGTCAAGGTCTCGACGCAGCGCATCGGTGGCAAGTCAGCGCGGGGTGCGCGACACGCCGACGTCCTCGCGGCGCACGGGCGCGGGTGAGAACCCGGGTTATCGTGCTCACTGCGTAGCGTTCATCCCTTCGCGGGGAAGGCCCCCGCAACCGGACACCAGACACGGTTGCGGGGGCTTCGCTATGCCCGGGATCCATAATTATGCATACGGATGGTCATACCATCGCGACATGCGATCAAAGCCCATCGGAACCCGCCGTCCCGCACCCGCTCGCGACGTCACGCGCCGCAAGGCCCTACGGCCTGAACCTGCCACCCTGCGCACCCCCGCGGACCTGTACCCCGTCGACGTGACCACGAACATCGGTCCCCGAAACGGGAAGCGCGACCGGTTCGCGCGCATGATCATCACCGACGAGTTCATCTACGTCGCGGCGTCCCGCAACAAGGGGAAGGACATCGACAGCGTCACCAGGTACGCGCTCCCAGACGGCGAGCCAATCCAGACCGCGGCGAAGCGCGGGTCATGGGGGCCGTTCTCCTGGTCGGGCTGTGGCTGCGGGAACTCGTGGGGACTCCACACCCGGGTCAAGCTCGTCGAGATCGGCAACGCCGCAGCAACGGACGCCTAGGGTACGGTCATGGGCCTGTTCCGAAACGCTGACGAACCGATCACGGCGGCAACGGTCCGGTCATTTGACCGCATACCGAACCATCCCCGGACAAGCCTGATCGACACGGACCTGTGGCACATCTACCGGTGTGTCCCGGAGGTTCACTACGCCGTCAACCAACAGGCCCGCCTGGTCGGCCGGCTGGACTGGCGCCTCAGTATCGAGGGTGACGAGGTCGACGACTCCGAAGAGGTCATGCGGCAGGCGTTCGGCAACGACCTTCGTGGCATCGCGACCTACGCGGCGATCCATCTTCAGGTGGCGGGGCAGTTCTACCTGATCCGCACCCCGCAGAGCCAGGCCGGTAAGCCCCGGTGGCGCATCATCCGCTCGCCGCTCCCCCACGATCAGAAGAAGGTCGCGGAGGCCGCTACCGCCGTCGTGCAGGTGGTCATCGAGGACCCGGCGCTAGACGAGCGCGCTGACTCCCCGGTGATGGCCGTGAAGGACATCGCGACCGAACTCATCCTGACCCGGGCGCAGGCCCGCGCCACCGCGAGGAACCGCACCGCGCAGCTCTTGACGGTGCTGTACCCGAAGGAAGGGGCCGGCCCCGACCCGGAGGCGTTCGAGCGCAAGATTGCCAAGGTCATGATGGACCCGCTGACGGACGAAAAGTCGGCGTCCGTCGCGGTGCCGAACCTGATCGGGTGGCCGCAGCAGTACATCGACGGGTGGAAGACACTCGACTTCACCGGCCCCATCGACGAGCGGCTGCACGAGCGCGTCGACCGGCTGATTCGTCAGCTCGCCGTCGGCCTCGACATCACGCCGTCGCTGCTGCTGGGCCTGGAAGACTCCACCCACTGGACAGCGTGGGCATCCCAGGAAGACAACTGGTTGGGGCACGTCGAGCCCCTGGCGGCGCCCGTCGGGCAGGCCATGGCTGCGGCTATCGCGATGCTCACCGGCGCCGACGTCGACGCCATCGAGATCACGCCGGACCCGGCACCGCTGCTGAAGCGTCGCCCCGCGATCGCTGACGTGCTCGCGGCGTGGGAAGCGGGCCTGGTGTCCGACGAGTGGGCGCGCGAACAGCTCGGAGCCCCGGAGTCGGAGTCTGGCCCCGGGCGGCAGCAGATCGAGGCCGGCCCCCAGCCGGATCAGGAAGCGAACGCCGAACCGGTCATCGAGGTGTCAGAGCAGCGGCAGATCACGCAGGCGACGCAGCCGACCACCGCGGCGATCGGCGCGCAGGGGGTCGAGATCGACGGGCGGCGCCTGGCGGAGATCGACGAACAGGCTTACGCGTCGTTCCAGGATCTCGTGCAGGACATCGCTGACCGGGTGCTCGAAAAGCTGGGCGCCCGCATCCGGTCCCTGTCGCAGGGACGACCCGGCATGGCGCTGCCCCGCGACGTGTCGAACATCGAGATCGCACGCACCTACCAGGGGGAGATCCCGAACGCCGAAGCGACGCTGACACAGACCGCGCAGGAAGCCCTGGTGCGGGTGCTGCGGATCATCACCCGCGCGCAGGGCAGGATCCGCGCCATGGGCATCGAC